GCAACTGGTGGCGGTCGTGCCGCTCCAGCTCGCACCATGCTTGGCGGAGGCGGTGGAGTATCGCCATCATCACCTCGTCGTGGCGGTGGTCGTCCCGGCACCTATCCCGGCACTATGCCTCAACTTCCATAGGTAAAAGCTATGAGCTTGCCCCCGCATCTAGGCTCGATCCAAGATATCAAGGAACGAGAGCAAAAGGCGTTCAACACTCAGGCAATGTGGCATGACCAGTTGCAGGATGTGTATGAATATTTCCTACCTCAACGCAACTTGTTTGAGCGTGAAGACAAGGGTCAGAAGAAGATGGATCGCATTTTCGACTCGACTGCGTTGACTGCTATCCAACAGGGTGCGAGCAAGCTACAAGAGAACATTGCTCCGATCATGTCGCGCTGGGCTACTTTCCAGCCTACCGATGAAATAGTCCGCCTTGTCGAGACAGGCCAGTTCGATGTGTCCGAAGAGGACATCCGGGCGAACCTAGACGATCAATGCGAGCTAGTATTCGACTACATCAACCGTTCTAACTTCCACACGCAGTTCTATGAGGCGGCGCTTGATCTATTGGTAGGCACAGCCACCATGAAGATTGAGGAAACGGACGATGAGACCAACCCTATTTGCTTCAGCACGATTCCACAGAAGGGCATTGCGTTTGAAGAGGGTCCGTATGGCGGTGTTGAGACACACTGGCGACGGTTCGAGGTCAAGGCTCGACTGTTAGAGCGTATGTGGCGCGGGTTTAGCCCATCGCAGAAGGTCAGCAACATCATTGAGAACAGCCCCAACTCCGAAGTGAAGGTGTCTGAGGGCGTGATATTCGACCCTAAGACCAAGAACTACTACGGATGCCTATGGGTAGACGGCGAAGAGCGGTTCTCGTGGACTGAAGAGTTTGGTCCATCTAGCCCATGGGTCACTGGTCGCTATACGAAGGTGGCTGGCGAGGTCCGTGGTCGTGGTCCAGCCATGCAATCACTGCCTGATGTACGCTCATTGAACAAAGCCAAAGAGTTTGTATTGCAGAAGGCCGCTATCGACCTTGCTGGTATGTACACGGCTACTGACGACGGCGTGACAAACCCATATAATATGGTCATTGCACCGGGTGTCGTGATCCCAGTCGGATCAAACAACACCAACAACCCTTCTATTCAACGTCTCGATACAGGATCGAACCTTGCTCTCGCGCAATTCGAAATCGTGGAGCTTCAGAACGCTATCAAGTTGGCACTGTTCAACGATCTGCGTGATCCTGCTGGTCCTGTGCGTAGCGCCACTGAAGTTGCTATTGAATCCAGAGAGCTTGCAAAACGGATCGGGTCGGCCTTTGGGCGACTTCAGACCGAGGTACTCGTACCAATACTCAAGCGTGTCGTCGCTATACTGACTCGACGTGGATTGATCGTTCCTATCGAGCTAGATGGGCGTGACGTGCAGATCAAGTTCACTTCACCACTAGCACGGGCGCAGGATGGCGAGGATCTGTTAGCCGTTCAGCAAGCCGTGCAGTTTGTATTGGGTACGTCTGGCCCTGATCAAGTGCAGATTGCCTATAAGATCGAAGACTTCGGTACATGGGCGGCGCAGAAGACGGGAATGCCGTCGGAGTTAGTGCGATCTGATATGGAGAAACAGCAGATCATCCAAGCTGGCGCACAAGTACAGATGATGCAACAACAACAACCGGCACCGGCTGAATGAAATTCTGGGTTGTAAGGAATAACTGGTTTCCAATCGGCTACTACGGAATCGTATTGTGGCCTTTTGTCTTTGTACGCCCCTGTACAACCGAAACGCAGAACAAAATCTTGTTCCGGCATGAGCTACAGCACTGCTATCAGATACAGGAACGTGGTGTCGTACGCTTTTACGCACGTTATCTCTGGCTGGCGTTGAAGCATGGATACCGCAATCACCCGGATGAAGTTGAGGCGCGAGCTAATCAGGTCGATGCGCTAAATCCAAACGAACTTAAATGGTATGAGAAGAACAAAATTACTTTATGACATGGGAAACTATTGAGGGCGCAAGCCCGGAAGCCAAGAAGCAACGCGCCAAAGCACAAGAACAGATCACAGAAATCATCAGAGCCTACCATCGGTGCTTCGCCACTGAGGACGGGCAGAAGGTTTTAGAAGATCTGACTCGGCGCTTTCTATTCGACAACTCAACATCTTTGTCTAGCCAGAATGTCGCGTATGAAGCGGCGTATCACAATGGCGAGGCTGGGGTGATCAGGCTGATTATTCACTACATACAGCAAGCCGAACGAGAGTAACGATTTCATTTCAACATCACTGGAGATAAACCATGGACGAACAGGCCGTAGAGAGTAACGATACCCTGACCTCACTAGTAGACGCCGCAGAACCTACGTTAGGTGAAGGCGAATTCTTTTTGAGCGATGGCATCAAAGGCGTTGGCGATCAACCTGAGTGGTACAAAGCCGACAAATACAAGTCAGTTGCAGAGCAAGCTAAGGCATACACGGAGCTTGAGAAGAAGTTCGGTGGCTTTACTGGCGCACCAAAAGAGGGATACGCAACAATTGAGGGCGTTGAGCAGGATGATTCGCTCTGGCAGGAGCTTGTGTCGTTTGGTGAGCGCACCAATATGTCGCAATCAGCACTAAATGACGCATGGGAGATTCTGACTGCACAAGAGCAGGCGGTCGAAGAAGTCTCGATGGAGATGGAGCTTCAGAAGCTAGGCGATAACGGTGTGGAACGTGTCAAGGTTGTCGAGCAGTACATGAAGAACAACCTCGATTCAGAGACATACGAGCGTGTTCGCTATGGTGTGAACAGTGCTGAGGCTGTCGAGCTGGTCGAGGCGCTTATCAAGGCAACGGCTCCCGCTAAATTACCGATTGACGGACACATCGAACCGGGCGGTATTACGTGGGAAGACATCGAAGCTGAGATGTTCAGGAAGCACGAGAATGGACAGCTACTTCGCTCTGTTGACCAGAACCATGAGCGCAAGATTCAGCGCATGATGCAAGAGTTTGGTGGTGATCGTCCGTACAATAGGACGGTTGGCTAACCACTTAATGTTTGTGGTATCATCGCGAGATCGGATACCCCTTTCTATAAGGCCCGGTAGTTTTAGGTTGAACGACTGACCGACTGCCGGGTACTCAGTCCAAAACCTCTTAATCATTTTTTATACATTTGACATAGAGGAGACTGAATCATGTCAATTAATCTTTCCGCAGTTGCGGTAACTGAGTTTGACAGCATGGTGAAGCACGCCTATCAAGGTATGGGCTTGCTCAAAGGTGCTGTTACTGTACGAAACAACGTCGTAGGTGATACCTACAAATTCCGTAAGATGGGCAAAGGCACAGCGAACCAGAAGGTTACTGCCGCTGATGTCGATCCAATGGACGTAGGCCATTCAATGATCACTGCTACTTTGGCAAACTGGAACGCGCCAGAGTACACAGACATCTTTGATGCCGCTGAAGTTAACTTTGACGAGAAGCAAGAGCTTGCGAACACTATCGCCGGCGCTCTCGGTCGTCGTTGCGACCAGCTTGTTATCGACGCAATGGACGCTTCAACTCCTGCCACAACTACCATTGCTCACGGCAGTGCAAACCTGACAATGGCTAAGGTCATTGACGCGCAGGTAGAGTTGCGTGATCAGGGTGTACCTAACTCTGAGCTGTTCGCAGTCATCGAAGCTGGCGGTCTTGGCGGCTTGCTTAGCGATGAGAAGGCAACTTCTGGCGACTATCAGGCTATCAAGGCGCTTGTATCTGGTGAGATCAACTCTCTTTGTGGTTTCCAGTTCATCGTTATTGAGACTCGCTCTGAAGGTGGTCTGACTGAAGCAAGCAACGTCGTTGACTCTTGGTTCTTCCAGCGTCCAGCGATTGGTCTTGCTGTCGGCATCGACATGAAGACTGAAATCAACTACGTGCCTCAGAAGACAGCATGGCTTACCAACGGTATGTTGAAGGCCGGTGCTTGTGTTCGTGACACAGGTGGCTTGGTTAAGGTCGAGTACAACAAGACTGCATAAGTCTTACCCGGCCCCTTCGGGGGCCATTCTATTTCTAGGTGAGTTATGGCGACCAAGATTGACCTCATTAGCAATGCTCTCATTCTGATCGGGGACACTCCGATTAGCTCACTGGATGGCGGTACACGCCGTGAAGTTGTTGCAGACAAGCTATATGACAACATCGTTCAAAACGAGCTGACAAAGCATCGTTGGACGTTTGCTCGTAAGCAGGTTGAGATAGCTAAGCAGGTAAGCACCCCGCCAGACCCTAACGGCTGGACATCTATCTACCAGCTACCCGCTGACTTGCTGTTTCTAATCACTGTCTCCCCTGACTCTAACTATCAGGTGTACGGTGACAAGCTATACAGCAACTCTTCCAACGAGCTGTACGCTGATTACATCTACAACGTGGCAGAAGCCGACTGGCCTGTGTACTTTGCAAAGGTTGTTGAGTACGCACTGGCGATGGACTTTGCGGCAAGCATTAGAGACAGCTCTGCGGCACGAGGTGAGATGGCGGCGGCTTATGTAAATGCGTCTCGTATGGCGCGATTCACAGACTCTCAGCAAGCCCCAGTTGAGCGGATACGGAGCAACCCATTCGCTAGTGTGAGGTACTAATGGCTAAGACTCGATTCATCCAGTCTAGCTTTGTCAGTGGAGAGCTTTCTCCGCTGTTGAAGGGTCGTACTGATATCAACCAGTATTATCAGGCGGTAGAGACTGCCGATAATGTTGTGATTGTCCCTCAAGGCGGCATGAAGCGTCGTCCCGGTACTGAGTACATTGGGACTGTGGTTGAGAACCTGAGCAGGTACAAGGGCGCTCCCACGATGCCTAACGGCGGGTCAACGTCGATCATCAACGACAACAATGATGCGACGACTACATCAACGACCGTAGCGATTGGCACGACCAATCCGTACTCTGTTGTTGAGTATGACTTTGGCAGTCCGGTATGGAGAGAGTTCTTTGATCTGCGTCAGATCAGCATATCCTCTGGAACAAGCGATGAGTTTAAGATTCAGAAGTCTACCGATGGCGTAAGCTGGTCAAACGTTGAAGATGTGCCGCTGATTGGAACCTCTCCGCAAGACATCCGGGTGACGTTAGTG